TTTGCAGGAACCATTTTCTTATCTGCATCTTTCTTGTCAGGACAATCAAGAATAAGCTCTTTAGGGTATTCTCCCTCTTTAATATTAGCAGCTTCCTCTTTAGCCCATTCCTCAGTAATGAAACCACCAGCCACAAGCCTCTTTGCTGAATCGTATGCCTGTGCATATTTGAAGTTGTCTACATCCTGTACACCGGGGACAAGGTTAATAACTTCAATGGAATTCTTCAACTGAAGCCCCAAGCATCCATCTTTTAGGTTCTTTACAATCATGGTATCTCCTTTTGGTAGTAAAACCTTTATAATAAAAGCCACTATATTTCAAATGGCTTTTGTTTTACAGGCTAAGAATAAAGGGTATCACCCATATAGGCAATACCCCTCATTTATTTAATTGATTTTAGAGCCTCAGATTCCCAAACCTTTTGCAACACTCAAGGGATAGAAAACTGTCACCCCACCTGTCTTGGCGCGACAAGGAATAACATACTCCCGACCATCCTGAAACGGCTCTTCCTGCGTATATGCAAGAGGCAAATCAAGCACAAGATGATCTGCGTCATTCTTCCAGCAGTACATAGCCTTCTGTGAGTCATAAGTCTGACTCAAAGGAGCAGCAGTTTCAAGCTCATTGAACCATACGATGTTCTTGATGTTCTTGCTATTCTCAAGGAAGTAGTTCAGAACAGTCTTCTCAGAATCAGAGGAGAGGCGTTTCCGCTCGATCAACTGGTAGCTGGTAAGAGGCAGAGCAATCGTATCGGGAATCTCATTACCCTTCGTGCTGGTGATGATGTAATTGGAAATACCATAGAGGTCAGCCAGAATTTCATCGGCAGTCTTGGTTTCCCATTTGGTCTTGGAACCAGTAGCACCCGGAGGAACAGTATAGGAAGAAATTCCAGGGGCATTAAAGAGTCCAGTTGCACCGGTAACAGTGTCACCGTTCATAGCAACATCATTAAGCTTCTTATCAATCGCCTTACGAGCAGCATTAGCTCTCATCTGCTCAAGAGGCTTGTTAGCACGAGCAGCACGAGCGATTTCGTCTTTGTTGTACTTGTAGGAAGCCTGAATAGGATATACCTTTACAGTAACTTCACTACCGAACACATCGACCGAGGGGAAATCGGTAGCGTAGTCGCCACCACCCATCTTAGCAACTCCAACACGACCAAAGACACGGTGAGTAATCTGGGTATCCAGAGGATCACCTTCCATAGAGATCGGAAGCAGTGCAAGCATCTTAAAGTTGTCATCATACTTTACATTGTAAGACTTGGCACGAATGGTCTCAAGCTCACGATTGAAGAAGATAGACTCATTAGCATCAAGGTGCATATATTCACTCATTTATGCTATCCTCCTTATTTCATTCCACGCACTTCAAGGAGTGCGAGACCGGACGAGACGTTCGAGCGGAAGAATCCACCGATGTCATAGTTATTAGTAGCAACGTCAGTAAACTTACCAAGAGTACCAGCACCACCGAGACCAGACACATAGGCAGGGTCTTTATCAGCAACAGTGGACTCAGCAGGAACCCAAACACGACCATCACGAAGAATCGAGACGGACATACCATTTTTCCAGCAGGCGGTTCCAGCACCGAAGTCCTTACCACCATTCTGTACGAACGCAGCAACTCCGAGGAACTTTCCATTAGTACCGTGCACAACAGCAACGTTAGCCTGAGTAGCACCAAGAGTAACAGCACCAGTTACGGTGAGGTCGAGACCAGCGGGAGCAGAAATCACAATAACACGGTTGGAAGAACCGGCAGCAGCAGAAATTCCAAGACCAGCAAGGGTCGTATCTGCATTGATGGCAGCAATAAGAGCGGTCATCGTAGTGGCGTGATCCGTATCAAAAGTTTCTGCAACAGCAGTACCGTTAATAGTGACGGTATACACATTCGAGGCTACGAGGTCAGCACTAAGCGTGGCCGTAGCCTTATCCTTGTGGGGGGCGTAGCATTTATTCTCCGACCCCACAAACCCGAATACCGGGGAACCAAAGTCGATGTCTTCTTTTGCAATGGCAGATTCAAAGTCGTTGTGAAACCCTTCAACCATACCCGCAATAGCGACATCAGGAGCACCGTAAGCACCCATTATATATGCCTCCTATTACTCACGACCCTGCTTCTTGAGGCGTTCAATCATCTTCTGATACGCACTCTGAGCCGAATCTGCATTATCATTTTTAACGGCGGGAGCATTTGCACCCATCACGCTAACCTGAGCTACTTTTTCTTTCTCTCCAGCAAGGTCTTCACGAGCACAATCTACACGAGCAGAAACGTACACTTCATCCTTACCATCGAGATTCGTCTTGGGATATACAGCCATAACAATAGCTTTCTTAATCTCAAGATCGGACATATCCGCCTTTACTTCAGCTTTGGCTTCATTAGCAAGAGCAATAAGAGCAATTCGAGCCTCTACCCTCTTGTTAATTTCGGCTTCATCGAGCTTGGCTTTTTCCAAGTCAGCAACCTTCGCTTCGAGAGCGTCAGCACGTTCCTTCGCAGAATCACGTTCAGCCTCAAGCGTAGAAATAGATTTCTGCTTGGCGGCAAGTTCATCAACGAGGGAGTCGGCTCTGGCTTTCTCGCTTTTGTAAGCGGAGATCACAGCTTCTTCTGCCTGATAATCGACAGAATCGAGCTGAATGGTCTTCATATTTTCAGCCATCCTATCCTCCTTCTTAGTATCTTTATTTTCAACCGCTACTGCGGCTTTTTCAAAAGTTGTAACAAGAACACCTTCACCAGAATCTAATTTTATTCTAGCTGCTTCCCCAGCGCGGGCGCTGTCAACCACAGCAACGTGATTATATCGAATGTTCTTTTGTCTCTTGGTATAAGGCATTCCCAGCCACACACCACTCTCATCTACAATGTCAGCGGTATAGCCACAGGACAACTCTCTCTTTCCCTTTATGATGTCTCCTATAGCATTAGAATCTTGGATAATCATATCTATAGTGAGATGAATATTGTCTCCATTAAAAGGATTATCCCCAAGATTGCCTACCTGAAAAAGCTTTACATTATCTGCTGTAATGGCTTCTTTAGGGTGGTCATTAGTAACGGGCTTCATACGGAGAGAATCCATAGATTCCTGTTCAAACACATCATCAGGATGACGCAGTTCATACTCTATAGAACCATCAGCAAGACGATACGGAAATACTCCAATATTTGTCACACACGCCCTACCCTTAATAAATCCCTCAGGAGTTTGTGTGAAAGATTCTGTCATCCATGTTGGTGCGTCTACTCTATCGTACCGTATCATTATTTGCTTCCACCCTTCTTAGGTTTCTTTTCTTTCTTTTTTCCTGAACAAGCCATTTCTGAGCCTCCTATTCAGTATGTATACAAAATCATACACTACTGTATACTTTTGTCAACACCCCTGATTTCAGCCGTTCTTGAATTCAGATTTCTTAAATATTTCATCTTTACATACACGTTCAAGGCGCTCTGTTTTAATTCCTACGAACGATCCTGCTTCTGACATTGATATGGTGACCGAACCGTACCGAACACTTTCAATAGCTTCCTTAATCTTTTCGAGTAGTTCGGGAGTACATTTCATCAGACCCCTCCTTCTATTTCTTTGTCTATACTTGATAGGTAGTAATTCCAACTCGGATATCCACTGCATCTGCAAAGAATTTCCATACCCGGATGTGTTTGTACCCATGATGCTGGTCTTGTCTTCCAAGTCTTACCCAAGTCATCAGAGTACACAGAAGGATTATTCCAAGAACACAGCATATTATCTATATAAAAATGTTGGGGGATTGCCTTTGGATATTTTCCTGTAGGATCTCCACGTACTTTCTCATCACCCATCGTATGCCAGTAGTAGGTTTCCATACCGATAGATGTCTGTTGTTCTTTTGCGATAATACCATTAAGCTTACCTATCTGGTCTCTAGCTAATCGTCTGGCATTGAATCCTGTCATGTTACTAGACAACCCCTCTATCTGTTCCAGAAGGTCACTATATGTAGCACCCGATTGCACACCAGAAATCACAATACTGTTTAGCTTTGTGATATAATCTGTTCCCATAGTTTTGATGAGCCTGTAGTTTTCCTTTTCCCAGAAAAGCTCGGCATCTCTCCACCACGAATAATCCATAGGTATAGTGTTTCCACCAGTAAGGACTTTTACTTCCTGTTGCATGAAGGCACTATGTTTACCAAATACTTTCTCAGCTATCTCTGTAAACATCTGTCCCATGTTATATGCAACAACATAGGTGTATCCGTAATACAGCTCTAATTCTTTTTCTAACTGTTGCCAGATAGACTCCCAATCTGTTTCCATAGAGTCGTTTCTGGCATAGGTAAGAATATAGGGCTTTACTATTTCCAATGCTCTCAAAATAAAACCATTGTGTAATTTTATAATTTCTCTCTGGTACTGCTTCTCTATGTTGAAAGGATAATTGATACCACGTGGCTTACGTGTTCGAGTTCTTTTCCTCTGAGCACGAGTCATCTGTGATCTAAAGTATTTTACTCTATTCCAAAAACTATTCTGTACCAGCATCAGGCTCTTCCTTTACAGGAGGAGGATTTGTTTCCTCTGGTTCAGGTTCTTCATACTCATCTTCCCATCCATGCTCTTTAGCCACTTCATAACCATCTCGAATTCCGAGGTCAATGTAGATCTGTTCTGTACTAGCAAGAATCTGTGCTGTCTGTGCTTCAGTCTTTGCAAGCTCTGCTTTCTCTGTTTCATTGAGCTGGTACAGGGAATTGAATTCAAAATCTACATCGGGGTCAAGTTTATTCTTGAGAGCTAGAATCTTAAACAGGTATCTCATAGGAGGAGCAAGTTTAGTTCTCTGATATACTTCTACAGAATCATAATAGTTTTTAATATCATATTCACCAGAGGAGAATCCTGAAGGAGATTTACCAAACAACCTCACCATAGGGATATTTGCCACACCACAAAGCTGAAGCATATATACACCGATAAGTTGGTCTAGTGAGGAGAGTGAAGTGAAATCTTTTTGGTAAAATTCTTCGGTATCAAGTATACGAGCGTTAAGTGTGGACGTTCCCGCCTGTATAGCTCTCATACGCTTCATGAGAAGGTCTTCATTACCAGCAGCAAGGAGTTGCCCTAAGTTCTTGAGCTTATACGTACCTGAGTTAAACTCATAGAGGATATTAGAAATGTTTTGAAGGATAGAACCGTGAGCAGAGAGTGTGCTGTA